TCTTCTTGACGTTTATCTACAGGAAAAGTATTGATGGGTTGCTTTCTACTACGGCTAGCTTTAACACCGGTACCAGCTTCATCCCAATCTAACTCTAAATATTCTACAGGATAGTCTTTATCCTCAATTCTTTTACTTTGAGAAGAGATAAGGTTTTGAGGGAAGAGTGACTCTTTACGATAAGCAAATGCCTCAGCAATGTTTGTTGGTTTTTGAGAAATTCTCAATTGATATTGCTCAGGACTAAGATCTCTTTTCCATATAGCTCTTTCTTCTTGAATAGCGGCTAGTGCTTCTTCTACCATTGAGTTACCCCAATCATCTATAAGAGGCGGCATAGACCACTGCTCAGGAATAAAGAGTCCCACTTCTCCTCTACTCCCTTTATCATCTAGCAGGTTGGTTTCTACTGCATAGATATCGTTGGCTTTAGGGTTTAGAATCATTTCCTTTAACGGTTCACATTGTTCCAAATCCCCTACAGATCCTGCTGCAATAAACATACCTGTAGTAATCTGACCTGACGCCATGGCAGGTCTTAAGTATTCATAAGTCTGATCCATCTTAGGAGCAATACCTGCTTCCTCATGAAAGAAATAAGTTACAGGACCCCCTACCCCTTTGGTAGCATTCTTTTCAAAAGACATCCCCTGTATCTTAGACATAAGCCCTTTATTCTGCTTACGCCCATTGATAGTAACCTCAATCTTCTGCTCCCATAAAAGAGTCTTATCAGGATTTGCAGGTCTGTACCAGGCGGTGTGTTCATTAAGAAAGTTCTTGTACTCGTCCAGGAATTTCCATGTACCCTCATCATTAACATAAGATTTAAGTGATGCCCCCATTTTTAATACAGCACCTTCTTCAAACCAATAGGTATTTAGAAGTTTGGCCGCATGAAAGTATGATGATGCAATCTGACGTTTTTTCAGAATGGCTACATGTTTGTACTCAGCTTCTGCTAGCCATTCATACAGTGCCATATGATACTGAGCATCCCTAACCTTAGCAAAGCCGTATTTTTTTTCTTCCTTGTCATAGATAGGAAGAAAGTTTAACCACATGTAGTAGTCACGAGTAAGATACCAAGTATCTTTTTCTCCCTGGATAATTACTCCATTGCGGCACTTTTGTTTTTGATCATCCCAGTATTCTACAAATTCTTTTGACATGTAAGGAGCTGTGCAATAAACCCCGTACCTGTTGAATTTAGTGGCTTCAGCAATGAAGACTTCAGTCTCCTCAGTGAAGTTATACTCACCAGGTTCTTTAAAAAGTTCTTGGATAAACTTGACAAGTTCATTTTTATCTCCGAACTTTACCTCTGTCCAAGCTTGCTCCTTACAGTTATAAGATGAGATACTGATATCACTCATTACATTTGATCATAAGATAAGTTTTGACCTCCTCTAACAGAAGACTTCTGCTCTTCCTGTAGATCTGAATAAGCTCCTTTAAATGAATTTCTTATCTGTTCAAATTTAGCAGCTGCATTAACTATCTGATTAATGTTACCATCTCTACCGTGTTCTATTGGTGTTCTCATCATGTAGTCTGCCAAACGGTCCAACATACTAGCAATACCCTTATAAGCTCTATAAGTAGGAGTCTCATATAACAGAGTACAATTCTTCAGAGCTTCTTGGATCATCTCTTCATCTGTATCAAAGTCAGAAAACTCTTTACCAGTACGTAACTCCCTGAGTATCAGATCTTCCTTGTCTCTATCGGAAATGTTAAAGAATGGATTCATATCTGGATCAGGGCAAGTCATGTAAAACAAGTAGGCATAAATGTCCAAATGTTCTTCAGGATACTCCTCTCTAATCACCTTTAGGAAGTTCAATGTATAACTGTGCTCACTAGGAATCACAGTACCATTCTGTATATCAAATAATTTTACCAGCATTACTTATTTTGTTTGTGCCACTTGAGCATGTTAACTACCTCTTCTTTTAAATAAGGTAGCTCATAATATTTGATGTCCTCAATAACATAGTCTCCTTGGGCGTTTCTGCTATTGATTGGGTATCCATTCTCATCTTCACCATCCTTTTCAAACTTTACGTGTTGTATTACCAGGTTTCCAGGCTTTAGTCTACGGTTGTGTTTTAGGATAATGTACATGTAAAGTGATAACTGTAAATTATAATGGTTTAAATTACAGTCATCCAGGTGATCTACAGGGGCTAACATCTTTTGAGATACACCTTCCCAGTTTACATAGGACTTTTCTTTAATCTCCTTATTGGTTTTATAGTCGGTGATATGCACATAACCGTCAACAACCTCTACAAGATCTGACTGACCAGATATACCTGCAGACTTAAGGTAGACTAAATGCTCTGGATACAACCCGTCTGAGAGCTTTTGAGGGGGTGCTAGCTTCTTTTCTCCCTCTGTGATAGGTCTAACTATAGGGACTTCCTTTCCGTAACGCTCAATGGTGTTAAATTCAAGTAGGTCCGCTTCTCTTTGATCATGATACCAGTTACCAAGATCCATTGCTCTAGAAGCTTCACCGTCCCAAATAGCTTTAATCTGATCAGGAGTCTTACCATACCACTTGGATTTCTTACTCTTAGATACTTTTTCAGCTATCCCATCCCTATCAAAGGGCTTTTTAAACTTAGATATAAAAGATGTAGTACTGGTCCAGAGAATATCTTCTCCATCAATACTTACATACTTGTGGTTATTTGCTGTAAATGCTACAGACATAGTTTACCATTTTCCTTCTGGACAAGAACTTTCAACGCTTCTTGTCTTCAACTTTAAAGAACATCCACAACTCCCGCAGCAAGGTTGCGTACCAGGAGCAAAACATTTAGATCCCTTTAAATCTAATAATGGACACTCATTACAGATATCCATTCTAGTTGCAGCTAACGCCTCAATCTCTGAATCATTAGCTACGTAGTTCTTTACTGCATCAAGAATAAGAAACCGGTTACCCCAAGCTTCTTTAATCTTCTGTACGCGGTCCTGTACGGAATTCAGTACGTTTCTTATCCAGCTCATTAAACTTATTTTTTACTTTATATAGTTTCTCTAAATCCTCCTTGTTCTTTCTGTATGAATCATACTTAGTAAACTCATGAGGGTTTAGCTTCTTTATCAGTTCTTCTTTCTCTGTAATCATCTTATCCATCCTGTGCTTACGAATCTTAAAGGTTCCAAGTTTAGGAATAAACATTGTAGTATCCTCTAGACTAGACATGGATTTTCTAACACGACTATAGAAAAAGTTTACCGCATCTGACATGAGATCTTCATCCCAGTCATTATGCTTCTGTATCTTCTTCAGTATTTCTCTGTACTTCTTTGGCTTCAACAGAAACAAATTTAAAATCAAGTAAAACAGTACCGTTTACTTGAACGTTTAATACATCATTCAGCTTAATAGTCTTACGGTTCTTGCCGTTTTTTACCAAAAGATTCTTCTTCTCTGCTTTAGTAATGGCATTACGTGCAGATTGTGGGGACTTAAATATATTTTTCTCCGCAACCTTAGAACAAAAAGAAGTAAGCTCATCTTCACCCAGAAGACCGAGCTCAGTAAGACAGTTAAGATCAGACTCACTTACCTGCACACCATTCAAAAAACAGTATGTAAGGATCTGATACTTGACAACTTCACGCTTATCAAGCTTAACTCTCTTATCTACTTTATTCACCAGCATCGTCCTCACCTTCTTGGGGGTTAGTCATTTGTAAAACAAAGGCGTCTGCTTGCAATCTTTCTGCTCTAGCCTTAGATATATCTCTTAAAAGCTCCTCATATTCCAGCTGAGTCTTCAACCATCCTACTTCTTTACTGTAAAAGTCATGTAACTTCTCTTTGCGCTCCTGGTATTCCTGTGGAGACAAGTCTTTCTTATCCTCAGACATTGTTGTTAGTTTTAAAGTTTACATTACTAATATACGAAATAAGTTTAAATATTTAAAATTTATCATTATCTTAGTAACATGAGTGGAACTATATATGTACAAGATCAGAGTGGTGTATATCCAGAGTGGCACATGAATACCACAGCCCCAGTCAACCTAATTCTTAACTACTATTACGTCAGTGAAGTACTTACTTACGATTTTTCTGATCATCCTATGGCTGGGTAGCACTGCACAAGAGTGTAACCCATACCATCCAGTAAAAGATTTCTTACTATCTGATAAGAAGTCTGGGGCTATTGGATATGTTTCTTGTTTTCATGCAAGAGGTGTAGTTGCAGAAGTAGGATATGATAATGTATTTGTAGGTATACTAGCAATGGGTGAAGGTCACCACGGAGCGGCCTACAGTTTCTTACAATATGAATACGTTATTCGCGAATTAAGAATATATGGTGGGCCAGTATACAAGCTAAACCATAACCCAACCCTTCTTATTGGTAGAGCAGGAGCTGACTATCAGATAATCAAGTACTTATACGGAACTTTTAGTATATTGCAAGTAAATCCAAACTTAAACTATGTCCATGTCGGACTTAAACTAGTGATATGACTCTAGACAAACTACAACAAGAGCGTGAATGGTTACAGCACAGACTGTATGATATTCAAAGATCCAGTGGTTTAGAAGCTCTCAAGGAAGCACTGGAAATAAAACAACACCTGGAAGAGATCAATACTCAAATCAATGAACTTAATCACCACACATCCCATTAAAAAAAGTGATCTAGGTTTTCACGCCAATCTCTTTGGGGGCAAACTCTTAGCCTGGTTGGATGCAGCGGGGGCAGCGTATGCCATGGAGGTCTGTGATACCCCAAGGATGGTTACTGTAATGATAGACAAGTGCATATTTAAAAAGCCTGCCAAAGAAGGACAGCTCATTAAGATCTATGGTGACGTTGTACACATGGGTAATTCCTCTATGACTATCTATATGGAAGCTAGAGCACACAATGTATACTCTGGTCAACAGTCTGTTATCCTATCTACCAACATAAGATTTGTAAGAATAGATGAAAATGGTGATTCTATTCCTATCTCAGATAGAGTAAAAGCAAAATACAATGAAAGCAAAAGAACAGAGTAACGATATTGCTTGGCATATTAGACAGTGGCAAGAGTCACGTTATAGTATTAATACGGACATGAAAAGAATGATGTATCATGCTAAAGAAATTAAAAGACTTCAGGAGGAAAAACTGGATGCTGGAAGTAACAACCCTTAAAACCTGGGGACACTTCTCCGTACTACCCACAATCCTTATAGGATATACTCTAGATCTCAATGGATACTATTCACTAGAGATTGGATGGGGCAGATGGTTCATCTCAATAAACCTAATACCTAAAAACTATTAACATGACAGAACAGGAAATCCATAAACTACTAGAAATTCAATACCTCAAAGGACGTATTGACGAACTGCACAAAGCTATTCCCACTATTACAGACCTTACAAGAAAACGTAAACTAGATATGCGTTTGGATAAATACTACAATAAGCTAAAAGCTACAGATGAAATAGCTTATCACCTATATCAAGTGGAAACAACCAACAGACACCACTCTAAAAGAAAAGATATAGCAGAAATACAAGACCTACTACAAGAGGCATACGAACACATAGAAAACCCCATGGTAAAAATCCGAATCTCAGACCAACTTAACAGATACACAAAATGAGTAAGCACGCAAACCTACCATACCACTTTTACGTCTATATAAACAACTCCTTCTTAGGACCAGAAATGCCCGAAGGAGTTACAGAAGCAATATGGCACGCTGTATATGGTAGACCATACCAACTATTACTTGCTCATATACTACTGGAAACCGGAGCCCACTGGTCAGGATTACCACTACATGCTATATCCACCACTAAAGACTTCTCAATACCTCATGAAAAACTTATGCCCTGGAAAACAATGGGTGAAGACATGGATGTATTTATGCTAGATTACCTAGAAGGACTCATAGTAGAAACTAAAGAAGTAGGTAAAGGACGCCATACAGGAATAATCGTGGACTGGAAAGACGGATTTACAAGATACCAGCACGAACATAAACCCCTCTCCCTAATAAACTTGGAGTCTGGACAGTTTGCACTACAACCAAACAACTACTGCAAATACCAAGATGACCACTTCACCAACAATAAACTTACAGATACACTAAAACACTATAGAAGAGGTGAAGATCTGTACTGGGAAAATGACCTATGAAATTCCTAACACTCATAGTAATGGGAACCATATGCGTAAAACTCATACCCTATCTCATGGATAAACTCATGGAATACCTAGAATAATAACTTCCCCGGCATAACAGCTGGGGATTTTTTTGCTACAAACATCCCCCGGCACACAGCAATTTTAAAATCATCCCCCTCCTCATACCAAAATTTAATGTGTTTTGCATGGAGGCAGAGTCCCTAGAAACAAGGC